CCGCCACTAATTGCTGCCCAAGTTGGAACACCACCTGCCACCGTCAAAACTTGACCAGTTGAACCAATGCCCAAACGAGTGTTGGTGTTTGCAGTTGCTGATGAATAAGCGAGATCGCCGAGCGTTGTGCCGGGCTGCAATGCCTTCAGTCGTGTGTCAACGCCTTGCAGTGCAACGTCAAAATCGGCTGGAAGGTCAGTGACCAAGTCGCTTGACGTTGGAAGCACAAAACCATAATTGGTTGTTGGATTTGCCATTCGTTCCCCTTTTCTAAGCCACTATTGTGGCATTTTCCCAGTCTAATGTCGGCGACACGCTATTCCAGCGTTCAGTCACTGGCACGTCATTCCAACGCATTGCCTGCAATGAATAAGCCAACGGCGACAACAACAATGTGACGCTCAAACGGTTATAGGCGGCTTGAAATGACCAGCCCTCGACGAAGCCTTGAAACGCACCTGACGCCATGTTTAACGGCAGATTGTTTAGGGCAATGGCTTCACCCATAAAAACGTTGATTAGGTTGTCACGGTCGCCGTTGTCCATTTCGGGGTTGGTCAAGTCAAATGTAATTTCACTAAAAATTGGTTGTGGATTGGCGCGCAATGACAAGTAGAACGCCGCCTGCGCGTTGGCGTCAGCTGCGTCGTGCAATGTTGTCGTGATGATTTGTGCAAGATTGCCATAAACAGCAATTGACGCTGGGTCACTATCTGAAACGTCATTTTGACTGCTTGCGCCGTATTTGATTGTTATTGCATTTCGAACGTCGCCCACGCGCGTTTCAATGCGCAAACCAGCCGCCCGCGCTTGGTTGGCATCAAGGTCAACGTAACCATTTGCGGCAAGATAATTTGTGCGGTGAGTTGAATCGGCATAACCAATGCGTCCTTGGGCGTCCTCGTATAAATACCCAAGCCCTGAAGTTGCCAACGCTGAAACAAGCGAATAAATGTCAATTGGGTCTGACCCGCCGCCACGCGCTGAAAGGTCGTAATTGCCAGGGCGGTCAATGTCTCCCAACCCCGTGTTTTCAGCGTTTGCCCATGTGGTTGTTGGGTCATAAGTCGCCCAGGTTAATGCACCTGGCACTGAAGCCCATGAACCAAACAATGCCGATTGTAAAACTTCAAAAATTTGATCGCCGTCGAAATCGCGTGCAAGTGCGTCCGTAAAAATTACCTTTGGCAAACGCGCCAATGCGCCCAACGCGGTGATCGAATAAGTCTGCGTAAACATAGTCGAACCGACGTCGCGCACTTCCAAACCAATGTCCACGACGTTGCCGCCAAAAATGGCAACAAATGCGCCTGACGTATCTTTGACCGAAACGCCGATTGTTGAATTTATGTTGACGGGTATTGCGGTTTGACTCACGTCTAGCAGCTGAAGATTGACATAACCTGCCTGCGCCTGCTCATAAATGTTTGTGCGACCGCTGCGAATTGTAAGGTTTGCCAAAACTGCGTCGGTGTACTCAACGCCGTCAATTTCAACCAACCAAATGGGTGACCACTGCGTCATGCGATTTGCAGGTTAGTTGCGCCGCCTGTGCCGCGATAGAAGGAATTGTTTAACGTGTCAACAATTGTTCGGGCAGTACCTTCGCGGTCAAATGCGCCAGTTACGGTCAGGTTGATTGTTGTGCCACGATCGCGTTCTTCAGCCATTCGGAATGAACCTGGGTTGAAGTTTGAACCCGCGGTGATACCCGTCGAAGCGGCAGCAGCAGTTGCAGCAACGGCAGCAGCAGTTGAAACACCACCACCCCCGCCACCACCACCCCCGCCCGCTGAAGGTGCTGGAATTGTTGGGATTGACGGCACTGCGGTTGAAATACCTGGTGTCTTAATTGTTGGAACGCTGACCGTTGGTGTCGAAATCTTGCCGACGTTTGGCAAAAATGGAATTGAATTGTACGCCGAAATTAATGCGTTGATTCCAGCAACCGCACCGGAAATTAAACCGTTCAAGATTCGTACAACACCAGCAATGACGTCAATGACACCGCCCGCGATTTTGCCTGCAACCTGCAACGCGCCGCCCAGTACCGTGCCAATGACGGGCGCAAGATAGGTCGCAATGTATCCGCCGAATTCTTTGAATGTGTCCAGGTTGTCGCCAATAGCATTTTTAACATAACCAAATGCTTTAAGCATGCCGTTGATGATCGGCGTGAAAACGCTTGTGATGATGTTGCCAAGTGTTGTAATCGTCCCGCCAAGTCCGTCGCCTTTAAGGCTGAAGGCATTTGAAAACGCGTTGATAACTGGCAAGGCGTTTAAGTTGATGAAGTTAATTACCTTTTCAAGAATAGGCAACAACGCAAAACCAATTGTTTCTTTTGCTTCGTCGAAAGCGACCTGCATGCGTGCAATTCGTCCCGCGTATGTGTCAGCGTTACGCGCAGCAGCCCCGCCGAATAAATCTGAAAGGCGACCTTGCACTGCGGTGAAATCCATTGTTTTCAATTCAGCAGCTGAAAGACCGATTCCCAATTTGCCAAGTGCTGCGGTGTTTCCGTCGTACGCCTTGCCCAATGCGTTGGCAACTGTTTCCAGCGGTTTGCCTGTTGCAGTGGCAATGTCTAGCGCGGTTGAAAGTAAGTCTTGTGCCTGGGTGATGTCTCCTGTTGATCTAACCAAGCGACCTAATGCTGGACGCAATTGATCGTCAGCCACACCCGTTGCAAGTGACATTTGAAGGATTGATTGTTCAGTCGCTGCAATTTGTGCCTGTGTCGCACCTGTGGCGTTCTCCAAGGCTAGGGCTAGTTGGGTTTGCGCCTTCTCATCTTCAATGGCGGCTTTGACGCCTTCAATGCCTATTTTGACGGCATAAGCACCAGCAGCAGCGGCAGCAGCAACGAAGGCTGCGCCGATCATTTTGCCAGTCTTGCCAATTTTGTCGCCAAATGTGTCAACGTCTTGCGTTGCAGATTTCAGCGATTTGTTTAGATTGTTGACGTCGCCAAGAATCGAAAGTTTAAGAGTACGACTGCCAGCCATTAATCGAACTCCTTCACAACTTTGACGAACGCGTTTTCCCAACGCTTGACGATTTCAGGTTGGATTCTGCGCAATGTTGGATAGATAAACCAACCGCGCGAACCGCGACCTTCACGACCTGACCACACTGGGAATTGCTTCTTTGTGTTTGAACCGAATTCGTTACCAGCCCACAATTGCTGAGTCGTACCGCCGCCTGAAAACTTTTGCTGCGCGAAGCCGTAGCTGATTTCACCAATTTTGGACGACTTCGAAACTTTTGCACCCGTCGCAATTCTGACCTTTGCAGTCTGATTTGTACCACTGGTAGCGGCTGCGTCGATCACGCTTGAACGAACATAGTCTGCCAATTCGCTGCTGATAACTTTTGCCTGGTTGGTTGCTTCTTCGTCCATTGCTTTGAATGAACGGGTTATGGCGCGCAATTCCGCTTTGTCATAACTGATTGCGTCAGTTGCCATTTGCCCGCCTTTCCAAAATTTCAATAATCGTCAAAATGTCCTCGGCTGATTCAAATTCGCTGGGCGGTAGCCCCGTTGCCAGGGCTACTTCCCACACGATTCGACTTAGGCTTCCGACTGGGTGGCTTTTGGGTTTGCTTCACCGACGATCACTTCGGAAATGGTTTCCGTCCATGCTTCGATTGGCTTGACTGGTTTCCCAGCGGCTTCGCGTTTCATGGCGTGATAAGCGAGAAAGACCAAATCGGAAATTCCGATTTTTTCTTGCGCCTGGGCAATTGTGTTGCCCGTTTGCTTTTCCCATTTAACCCACTCAGGCGGCGCAGCGGTGTACGTGACCTGCGTGCCGTCGTTGTATTCAATTGTTATTGGTAACTTCATTTTGTCTCCCGATTAGTTGTTTTTAGCTGAATGTTTCAGTTGGTGTTCCAACCACGATAAATGATAGGTCAACCGTCTGCGCGTCAGGTGCTGACCCGCCGACTGCTGGGAATACTGGCATAACGTTGAATGCAAAAACTGCACCAGTCACGGCAGTCAATGAAACTGCCAATGTTGTGTTCGGTGCTGACTCGCATGCTGACCATAGTGCTTCGCACAATGAACCAGTCGCGCCCCAGTCAGCAAGCATTGAAACGTCAAATGTCCACTGATCGTCAATGTGCTTGTAAGCCTTGCCGTCAAGTGTTTGGTAAGTCTCGACTGTTGGTGAGTTTGCTAAGACTGCGCTGGTCGCCTGCGCGTCATAATTAACGGTTGCAATGGTCACGACTAAATCGCGACCAGTGATGATTGTCGTTGGCATTTTGTCCCCTAAGTTGTCTGTGTGTAGTACGTCGAAACGTTGATGTCGGCGACAAGCATTGGTGACTGTCCTACTTCTAAGACCGTCGGCTTTTCGATTTGTCCAACAACGTATCCTGCGGGCATTGCCGCAAGAATTCCTATGATGAGTTTTTCCAGGTTGTCTAGTGACCCTGCATTGCTATTTGAAGCAACGATTGCACTGATTGCAAAATTCAATTTGACTTTGACTGCGCCTTTACCAATTAGAACAATTTCGCCATAAGGTGAATCGGGCACAATGACGATCGCTGGTGGAATGGGCGATTCAGGCACGCTCGCATAGCAGGTTGCCGCTAATCCTGAAAAGGCGTTGGCTAAGGCTGCGCGGGTTTCAGCAATTGAATTGGCGGGCATTACTGCACCACGGTTTCAACGTCCAGGAATGGCATTAATAAAGTTGAAACGCGATTGGTCAGGCTTCGACCCATACGGTACGGCGTTGAAGTGAAATCGACGCCCTCGATCTGTCCACCAGCGGCAACGCGTGATTGAAAGACTTCGACGCTGACTGCAAGAATTGCTGACTCAATTGGCGCACTGTTGGCATAAATGTCAGCTGCTGAATAGCCTGAAAGTGTTGCAGTGCCTGTTGGAATTATGTCTCGCAATGTCACGTCGGCATTTGTACGCGCTGCGGTGAATGAATACGTCGTCACGTCGATGACGGTGACGGTTGCTGAAAACGGTGCGGGTAATCCCGCGACAATAACTGACTGACCTGCAACAAAATGGTGTGCGCGTTCGGTGTAATACGTCGCGACGTTTGATTTCAATTCATAAGCGTTGACCGCTGAAGTGTTTGCAACCAGCATTGGCAAAATGACGGCTTCGCTGGTGTTGATAATTTCGTCAAGATAGGCGTCTGAATAAAGGGAAACGGACACGCCAAGCACCGTACGCAATTGACTCGCAGTGACAATGGCTGGCATGTCCGTTCCTTTCGATCGACTGCGGCGAGATCGGGAGAACCCGCCGCATGCTTATTTTTTACTTATTATTGCGGAATGCACCATTCGCAAGTTTGATCGCAGTTGCACCAAAAGAATACAAGCCCACGGTGATTGAACCGTCTGCTGTTGATTCTGAACGCAACTGGAAGTTGCTTGACTCATACCATGTGTATGACTCTGGGTTCACAATAATCATTGAACCGTCGTCGCTTCCGCCTGGTGCTGAGAAATCAGCATAAAGGTCAAGACCCGCAACGTTTCCACGAAGTGAATCTGGACGAAGCGCACCACCCGCATTCATTGGTTGGCTTGCCACGTAAATTGGTCTCCCATTATCGTTCAACGCCATTGTGTTTGCCCACTGGCTGCTGCCCATGATGATGTTGCGTGCGAAGCCCTGTGTGTTTGAATAAACACTTGCAGCACCGCGTGAAACGTAAGCAAGCAATTCAGCAGCAGTTGGAAGTGCAGCCAATGTCGTTCCGTCGATTGCAGCGTTTGCAACAAGAATTCCGTTGACATAAGCATTCTGTGCCTTTGCTAGTGCTGCAACCATGTTGCGAAGCAATTCGTCGAAGAACAATGGTGAAGAACGTTCTAACAACTCGACACTGAATTTTTGTTGTCCCGCAAACTTGACCACTGGGACGCTCAAGAAACTTGACTCTTGGTCAGTATTTGAAAACGCTGATGTTTCTGAAGTTACGGCAACCGTTGGCATGGCGTCGATACGTGGAATTTCGAACGTCATTCCCGCGTCAGGCAATGTGCCACGGCTGATCGCGTCAATGCTAGGGCGAATTGTGTTGCCTAGACCGTTGATGATTTCAGTCAGCTGACGCGTTGGAACAAGTCCAGCGTTGTCAGTTGTTGTCGCGCCATTGTTTGCGGCGTGAACATAGTCACGCGCGTCAAGATCGCCCATTGATGAACGAATTGTGTTTTCTAGGTACTTTGCAGCCGTGACTTCAATGCGTGGCTTTGTTGTAAAGCCGCCCACCTTTGGTCGTGCTGACGCAGTGATTGTTTCTGCGGCTTCTACCGTCTCGACGGCTTCCGCTTGTGTGACGGTGTTGTCCACTTCGTCTCCTTCTGTTGTTGGTGTGACTTCAGGTTCGATTGTCGAATCTGAAACTTCATTTTCTTCAGCAGTTGTTGCGGCGACTGATTCGACGCGTGCTGATCTGATTGCAGGTTCTGACGTCAATGCGACACCAGTTAATTCGCCCTTCAAAATGCGAACTGTTCCGTCTTTAAGTGTTTCGTATTCGTCAAATGAAACTTCAACGCTAAATCCGTCACGCATTCCAGTGCTTGCTTCAACCAAACTGTCATTGCCTGCGGTTGTCTCAACGATCTTAAAAACGGCTTCAATTCCTGAATCATCTGAAGTCATGCTTAAAGTTGACCCAATTCTGCGGGTACGGTCATGTTCAAGGTTAAGCAAAACGGGCGTTGGTTCGATTGAACCAGCAGCGAATTGAACTTTTCCAATTGACGCACTGCCAGTTTCTTCGAATGTAACAATGCGACCGGTGATTGTGCGGCGGTTGGAATCTGCCGCAGTGATTTGCATTGGTGTGATGACTTTTTTCATAGCAGCATGTCTTCTTCCTCGCGTATTTCGTCAATCGACATTGCGCCGATACGATTTAAGATTTCATAAACTTGCGCGCGCTCGTACGGGTTACCGCGTAGGAAATCGTCAAGGTCAAATGAAACGCGGTTGCCTGCTGGTGTAAAATCAGCAAATGACAAACGTTGTTCAATTATTGACATGTAATTTCGGAACGCAAAATCGACCAAGTCACGTCGTTTGTCTAACGCGTTTGAATAAGTAAATGTTGATTGTTGCGAATCTGTAAAGTATGCGGGCAAACCTGCTGCACGGGATAATTCAAGTGCCAGGTAATTGCGCGCTTCGTTTAGCTGAAGATTCTTTGGGTCATAACCAATTGTTGAAAGATCAACGTCGGCGTTCAAATAAATAACCGATTTCTTTGCACGGTTGCGAATTGCACCCAATAACTTTGAAACGCGATCTGCTGGCAACGATGTGCCATTTGATTTCAAAACCATTTGCGGAATTGGGTCTGCTGCAAAATCTAGTGCTGCGCGTTCCAATGCAGCCGCGGCGCGAATTGTGCGACCTGCGCGGTTAAGCAAACCTTCTTGCGCACCAGCGAATACAACCAAATTTGAAGGATCAACGTATGAACCGTCGATTGAGTACGAAACAATTTCCGTTCCAATGCCATTTGTTTGAATTGTTATGCGCTCAGGTGCAACGCGTTCCATTGCGCGAATTTTTCCTGTGTCTGCATAACGTTCCATAACGTAGGCATACGCGGAAGGAAAAAAGAACAAGTCGGAAATAATCCACGACCAAAATGTTGTGCCAGGAATTCGCGGGTCAGGCTGATTGATTACGCGTGGCTGCGTTACCTTTTCGCCTGTTGCTTCATTGCGTGTGTGCATAGGTAATGAAGCAATTGTTTGAATAATTCCTAACGCACGCGCAACTGTTGGAATTGTCATTGCTTCCGAACGAATTGCGCTAGTTACACCCGAAAAGAAAAGTTGACCCTGTTCAGGGTAATACGGCGCAATAGCAGCTGCGTCGACCGAAGCGGCAGTGACGGCTGCCTTCGGCTTCTGCGGAACGAACAAGTCAAATAAACCCATGTGCAAATTGTGTCAGGCTTATACGATCAACCAACCATGATGTCAAGATCATTCTCTGGGCGTGTCGCGAAGTGTGTCACCAGGGCAACGGCGACCGCACCGCAAACGACGGACTGCGAAGCCCTGCGACCGATAACCCAGCCGCCGTCACCACGACGCAATTGCACCGCAGCCAAAACTTCTTCGGACAATTGTGCCTGACCGCGGTGTTTTAACCTGCCGCTATTGATCGCCGACAACATTTCGTCACAAGCCTGCGGATAAACGCCGTCCATGTCAAACACGGCAATTCCAGCGGGTGCAAGGCGGGCGGCAACTGCTGCACTCGTTTTGCGACTGTAAAGGACGTATTCCGTCGGATACTTGCGCGCGTAATCTGCCAAGTCATTTGCAATTGCTTTGTCGTCCAGTTGTAGATCGTTTTGCCAGGTGTGCAGCAACTTGACCACGAATTGTTCGCCGCCGATTTTCTGCGCCCCAATTAAACTTGCGTGCCTACGATCGGGAGAAAGATCGATTGCCAGCCAGGTCAATTTGTCAATGTCCAGGTCAGCTGATTTGTCCAGGCAGTTACCCCAGGAAGCCGCGTCCACCGCGCTATTTATCGCAATGACCCAGCGGCACAACACTTCAGTCATTACAACGTCAGGCGGGTCGTTCAGCACCGATTTAATGTTGTCGGCGTGAATCAGTGTGCCCATTGACGGATTGCTATGACGTGCGTTTTCCACGCTGATTTCGTCGGTTGGTGCTGACCATTCGAAATAACCAATGTCATCTTCGACGCCCGCAATGGAAGCCATAGCCCTGCTGCGGAATTGGTTGAGTACTACGGAACTTGAATCGCCTGCATTTGTGTACGCCATGACCATTGGATTGGGTGCAGCCATGAGCGTGTATCTAAGCGACGCAAAACTCTCAATGTCGTTCATTTCGCGTAATTCATCAAGATGAATGGTGGACGGTCTACTTACGCCGCGAGCAGCCGAACCGCCCGCACGCACAATGAAGCGGTTACCCGTCAACGTCTCGATTTCCTCACCACCATGTTGCCAGCGAATTTTCTTAACTTGTTTGGCAAGCGAATCATTCTTTTCAATGATCTGCACCATTGCCCTGAATTGTTCCAGCGACGTGGACAAGCGGTGCGCCGAACCGATTTGCAGATTTTCGTCCCATAAAAACAAACCGCCCAAAATCCTAATCAGCTGAAGGAATGATTTGCCGTTCTGACGTGCAACCACGATTGTGTTGACTGGGGTTGCCCAGCGTCCGTCAGGCTTGACTTTGTGTGTGTGAATAAGCGCAAACTTTTGCCATTCCATAAGATCAATGCCGAGACTGCTGGCAAGATCGATCAATTCATGCCCGCGTGACGGTAAATCGTTCAGTGGCGTGTGGATTCGTGGGGTTTGAACCCCAAAAACGGGAAAAGTGGCTTCTGTGTCCCTACCCAAAACCGTTTGCAGCCCTTTTAAGCCTTCTTCGGTTGGTTGGTGACCTTCTATGACCTTTTCAGTCATTTTCGTGGCTTCTTGAGTCGTTTGGGGGGAGAATCAAACACGAAAGGGTCAGGGGTGTCCTATCTTGACTAAAAAACCTACCCCCCTTCGAAGAATTGCAACTTCCACACAAAGTTTGAAGGTTGGACTCATGATCTGCGTCTCCATGCGTGAATGCATGTCTTGGGATTATGTGATCGACTGAGTTGCCGTCTGCACCACAACGCTGGCATGTGTAACCGTCACGTTGAAGAATACGCTGACGAATCTTGCGCCACTTAGACGTTGACCCATTGTCCTTCAACGCACTTGCCATTAGTAATAATTCCTTTCCTGATGAAATGCCCACGCCTTGCATGGCGTTTGATAACGGTTTGTTATGTATCGCAATGAAGCGTCGATCTGTCTGAACGGGTCTAGGTCACGGTAATGCTTCGACCGCATTTGACCCAATCCGTAATGACTGCCATTGCGTGCATTGTATGACCACCGTGATTCCTTTGTGATTATCTTGTTGAAGCACTGAAATTCTTTATAGTCAAGAATCCTTGAATGTGCATAAAGTTTCAAATGGTCTATTGAATAGTTTGCTGATTCAGCTGCTGGAATGCTTATTATTGAAAGCAATGCCGTTAAGACATAGAACTTGCCCATGAGATCGACTCGCCCTCGCGCGCTCACCGCCTCAGCGGCGCGCTTCAAGCGATCTGATCGTAGTGACCAAGTCAAATACCGCGCAAGTTTGAGCGTACTGTTGGGCGTGTCCCACAAGGCTTTTGCACTTGTGCATAACTTCTGTGGATAACTTTTAACGTGTAATGACTTCAATTGTTCCCCAACCTTCCCGCTTGACTTCAGTCCTTGACACCTGCAATTTACGGTGTTGTTCAATGACCACACTGTTTTTGACTGGGAATTCCCGATTCTGCTGGGCTTCCAATAGCAACTCACGACGTGTATCAAATACTAACAAACGCGTTTCAATAGCCAAACGGTCAGCTAGTGCCAGCCATAACAACCTGTGCGTTTTCATAACATGGCACGCGTCAGCAATTAAGTCATGACCCGATTCAACCGCCATGATTGCCTTCGTGCGCATGTGGCGTGTGTAGGCATTCACGTCCATGTCTTTGATCGCCCGAATGGCGTCAATGTTGTAAATGTGTTCAGCACCTGTTTTGTTGTTTCGAACCCAGGTTGATTTGCCCGCACCTGGTGCGCCCATAAGTACGGTGATCACTGGTGACCCCAACCTTCACCCTTGAAGGAAATGCCAAAAGTTGAGTACCTGCGACTCATGTTTGCTCCGCAGCAGATTGGTTGGTTTTCGTCGTGGATTGACTTATCCACTTCAACACGGATTTTGCACACCGTGCATTCAAACTCATAGATTGGCATTTGAAGTCCCTATCTGTGCAACCCCCATGACTTCGCACTTGGTGCATTGAATCACTTCCACACCGTCGGGCAGATTGTCCGTGATTTTGTGAATTAACTGGGTTGTGACCTTCTTGCATTTTCTGCATTCAAATTGCACTTTGTCCATAATTGGATTTCCTTAAATTTTCGATTGGCTGAAGATTGATTTGCGTGACCCACCAATTGGGTTGCTTACTGTGGCGATACTTCGGGCGTTGTGCCATTGCAATGGGAATCCACCCCGCAATAAAGTAATGCGGCGATTGACCTGTCACCAATACGGCAATGTCATTTGGTCGATCGTATTCATGGATTATCAGCTGACCCGTGACGTACTTAGTCCACCGGACTTCGATCGCATTGCCAACGTCGGCTTTGGTTTTGAACTTATTTTCGTACGGGTTGAATGGAAGATCGAAGTATTTGGCAACGACCCATTCACTGCCGATTGCTTCAGCAGATTCAACCAGGTATTCAAACGTAGCCATTTCCTTTTGATGACGTTGCGGGTTGTCCATGAACTTGTTGTTGTCCACGCACAATTTGACCGCTGCCAACATGCAAATGATTTCTTCCTCACGTGTCAATTGCATTTTCAACGGCAACCACCGCACAACCAGGCAAGTTTTTCGCCTGCCTGCCCTATCTTGTAACCGAAGGCGTCCAGTTTTGTCACCAGCGCACACCCGTCGCATTGCTCGACTTTGTATTCGGCGATTACTTCACCGTTTTTCATAAGTTTTGCCGTCATGCTCTGTGGGTAGATTATTTCGACGTAATCGCTCATTTGAACCCCAGCCATAACATCACGGCAAACAAGATAACTTCAAAAATAACAATTATTCGAATCAACTTTTGCTTTGTCATACCTGTGGCTTCCATTTTCCGTCACTTGCAAACACGTACCAGCGCGGCGTGCATTGCGTTGCCTTTGTGCGCTCGGTGCAGAAATACCCGCCCCAATTCTTTGGCGAACCTTCAGCGGCTTGTTTCCAAATCATGTGCCCGTGACTGCACTGCGGTGCTTCCTGGACTAACTCACCGCCCAATTGCTTGGTAATTTCGTCCATTGATGAACCCAGTGAAGGAATGCCTGACTGCTCGGCTTCAGCTGCGGTTTTGTAACTTGGCACGTCGCCGAACTTTTTTGACCATGGGTCATAATCGTCAGCGGTTGATTTGGCAACCGTTGTGCTTATACCTTCGACCTTTTGCATGTCTTGAAGGGTTGGACGCTTGTCCGTACCTAGCAGAAGACCAATTGCGCGTCCTATGCTGCTCGTGACCGTATCTTCGCAAAAAAACTTTTTCATTTGGACGTTGTAGGTTGCCACGTTGCCGAAGGCGTAATCGATCGCTGAAGGCTTTTCGTCTTCGTACTCTTTGAAGATTTGGGTCTGAACAAGAATGTAACCCTTTTCAGCATTGAATTCGATAACGTGATTTTCAATGCGCCCCGAAGGGTGTGTTTCCCAAAAACGTTTGATTCGTGTTGCGACGTCTTCGTAGTTGTCCAGGAAGCCAGCCATTAGTTGACCGCCTTATTTGCAGCGTGGCGAACCATTGCTTTACGGCGTGCCATGCCTTCGCGCTTGCCTTCTTTGAAGCCTTTTGCGTAACCCGCAGCGGCTGAAATAACCATAAGAATGATCACCAGCACCAAACGCCCTAATGTCTCAGGGTCTAATAAATCAAGTACCATTTTAAATTCTCCCGATTCTTGGCGGTAGGACTACCACCTGAACTCAGGGTGACGCATGATTGGCGCGCGGTCAAGAACCTTGCGTGTTTGTCGGCGTGTCTCCAGGCTTTGGCTTTGATTTCAGTCCGTTGCCAGCAAGTACGCCGCCCAATGAACCAGTCAAGAAAATTGCCAGGGTTTTCAATAGATCAATAAAGGCTGCGTCGTTTGGTGCTTGCGCGCTGACTGGTTGTGTGACGAAAATAAGTGCGTAGGTAATGCCCACGGTTACAACCAAAAACACGGCGGCAAGTGTTGTACCAATTATCAAAATCAGCTGAGCGTGGACTTCTTCGGGCGACTTACGGCGTGCGGGTCTGTTTCGATTCAATTCCAAGTAGGTCGTCAGTGCATGTTCCAGTGGGGAGACATTGCGGTTTTTGGCAATGCGCTTCGCCCCAGTTGTCGAATTCTTGGCATTCATAACGTGTCCACCCCTGATACCCGCAAGCGGACTGGGTTAGTGCAAGTGCCCAAACCAACCCAGCCGCTGCGAATCGACGGTTCACTTCCCCGTAGAACC